CCTTACGGTAGCACGGTAATTGTTGTGCCTGATAAGTACGGAAATCCTCACCCGGTTGGTTTTTCGAGGCCAGTTGATGTACCCATTTACGTCAAAATCACCATCACCCCTCTTACTGGATATACCTCACAGGTAGGTGACGAGATAAAAGCAGCCGTCGCTGCATATATCAACTCGTTGGCGATTGGTGCCAGTGTGCTGCTGAGTCGCATTTATTCCCCGGCAAACCTGGGCGTAGTCAGTGGGGGGAATGCTCGTTACTACGATATAACCGAACTACTGATCGGGACGTCTGCCGACAGTGTAGCCGCGGCGAATGTGTTTATCGCTTTTGACCAGTCAGCATCCTGCACCATCAGCAATATCAATCTGGTGGTGCCATGAGCAAATACACAGATCGGATTACTAACTACCACGCCGGAAAAACGAAGTTCTTCGCGCACGTTGACCTCTCTACCAGGCCTCTCACCGACGTTTCGACTGCTGTCGTCGGTCTCATTGCTGATTTTGATATTGACACCGCAGTGGGCGTTCAGCTTGACGCTGTCGGTGAGTGGGTGGGGCGTTTTCGTCGCGTAGCAACGCCTGTCTCTGGGATTTATTTTTCGTGGGATACGGAGCGCGTGGGATGGGATCAGGGTGTCTGGCAGGGGCCCTATGACCCGGACGACGGATTTATCGATCTCAGTGATGAGATATATCGGCTGATGCTCAAAGTGAAGGTGGCGATAAACAACTGGGACGGCCGGAATGATTCTCTGCCTCCGATTCTTGATGCAGCCCTGGCGGGCTCAGGGATCCGCATGGCTATTGTCGATAACCAGGATATGTCGATCTCTATCTGGATACTCGGCGACCCCGCGGTCGCGATGAGTGAGATTGACCGGTTAATCCTGGATAGCGCTGTCAACAAAGGGCCGTTTATCACATTGCCAGCAGGATATGTGCCATCGCGTTATGACGTCAATCCGATTGACCAGGTAAACAGTGAACTCTGGTGGGCGATTCAGAATGGTTATATGACGGTAAAGGCCGCTGGGGTTCGTGTTCGTGAAATAGAAACCGTCAGCGACGGATATCAGTTTTTTGGCTTCGACATCGAAAATGACTATATCGCAGGTTTTGACCGCGGGTCATGGGGAGAGAAATTTTAATGGCGACTAACGATTTTAAACCCTTCGCTATAGGCAGTGGGGCAAACGTATTATCGCAGGCCGACTATGAGGCGCTGTCGGCCTTGGCCTCCGGATTTCTTTCCGGTAAAGCTTCATCCGCGCAGGTGAATAAAGTTTTGCGGCAATCGTCTTTTGTATCTTCGGCAATTGCTCAATTTATTTCATCCGCGCTAAACAAGGATGTCCTGGATAATGGTAATGAGTCCGCGTTTGTCACGGATTTCACTAATGCCTTGCGTGAAGATATTACGAATAATCTTTTGCCGGTTTTTGTCAATCAGACTAATGGATATATAGCACTCCCGGCTTTACTTGGTGGTGCTAAAAAAACATTTTACATCCAGTTTGGAACCTTCACTGGGACGACCGATAGTGTTGGTAACAATGGGGTTTACGAAAATTCCAACATTAACGTAGCATGGCCTGTAACATTTCCAAATGCAGTTCTTGCAGTAATAACCGGTGGGTCGTCTGATGTAGGGGGTGTAGGTATGCAGGAAATGGCATGGAGTTTAGCTAAAAGTAAAACTGCTGGCGTATTTGGCGTGCAGTGCCGGGCTCCAAATGCATCAATGACTGGCACTTATATCTCAATTGGTTATTGATGGGGGTAATATGTTATTTTCTGAATCAAATCAGGCTTTCTATTTGCCTGGCGCTAATTACGGAGAGGCATTGCCATTAGATGTTGTTGAGATTAGCGATGATGAATATCGTGATTTTTATCTCTCAATAAACAACGAATGCAGAGTTTACGCAAAAAATAAAGCATTTGAGGTGAGTGATAAAAGACCAAGTCGGTACCATTCTTGGGATTCCTCATCTCTCTCATGGGTAATCACAGAAGAAAGCAGAGCTTTAATGGACTCTGACCTAATTAGCTCAAATATTCATAAGAAGCAAAATCTCATGGCGTTAGCCTCCAGCACAATGGCACCTCTGCAGGATGCTGTAGATATTGGAATTGCAACTGACGATGAAAAAACAACCCTCGACAAGTGGAAGAACTACAGGGTTGCTTTAAACAGACTTTCAGTTACATCCGCTAATATTGTCGACTGGCCTGCTATTCCTGAATTGTAAAATATGGTGATGAAAATGGGTGAATATAATACGGGAAACCCTGTCCCGTCTTCTGCTATGCCTGATATATGGGATAACAATGCAACAATTGATGAGTTTGTTAACTCACCTGAATTAACTCTGACAACAAGAACCGGAACAGAGCGCGACACATTGGCCGGGATTCAGAAAAAGTCGGACGACCAGCGTGTGCAAATGGCAGAGGATGGTGCTGCTGTTGTTGAGGAAACCAGGCAGAACCTGATCCCCCTGATTGTTCAGCAGATTGATAACCTGGCGCACAGCGCAGCGGTATCCCAGAGCATTGTCAGTGCTTCGGCACAATCTGCAATTCAGGATATTAATTTCACTGTCACTCAAACCGCTAATGATGC